GAGTAGAAGTAGTGTAGCTCTACGGTCAGATTGTCATTTGGAGTCGGCCCAAGAATGAATGTCGTATCATCAAACAAGGCATAGTATTTAGGCGTACCTGTTGTACTAGCCACTGGATAAGCCTGACGGATGAAGTTTACATCCTTAATAATCAGGTACTCATATCCAGAGGTAGGCGTGATGGCTAACGAATACACAGACAAGAAGTCAGATGGTGTCTCTAGGTACGGGTTACTTGACGTTGTGACCCCGTTAACTGCTTTGCGAAAGTTAGGCAACTGGACAGATTTAAGTATTCTGTCTTCCGCCTGACGAATGATAAGCGGTAAGTTTGATACTAGCGTGGTCTCGGTGCTCTCCAAGTAGTCCTGAATAGCAGACTTGAGTGTAGTGAATGTAAGGGCCATCAGCTTGTTGCCACCGTGACTCGGCCTACATCACCCGTCATACCCAAGCCCACCTGACCCACAGGATCAAATGATGATAGGATTCTGCTCTCATCCAACGACCTGTCGGGTCTTGGGTTCAAGAGAGGCTTAGGATCGTCAAGCAAAAGCTTGCCGACCTGTAGCTGCGGCTGGTCTGGATCGACAACATCTTTGCCAATCAAGAACCCTGTAGGTCTTTGGTTAAAAATTTCAGGCACAAGATCTCTAAGCGGATACCTGAACCCAGTTCGATCACAATAGCCGTAAGCGTACTTGCCCTTTGCTTTACTCAAAAGGTGTATCCTCCCGGCGAAACAAACAAAGAAGCCTTGTTGCGATCAGACTCAGAGGCAAGCTTCCATTGCTCCTCATAGTCCATCTTCAACGCTTGTGCTCTGGCCCCGGCTTGGGGGTACTTCATGCTTAACTGATAAGCCAAACCGCTAACCAAGCACGGCAAAAATCTAGCTGGAACGTCTATGTTGTTTGACGCAGGACTGCCTGCATCCTCAATACGCTCCATGTAGTAGTACCCAAACGAGTAGGTCTCTTGCGCGTCAGGCGTGGGCCAAAGATTGATCGTAATGTTATCCGTGTTTCGATCAACAAAGTATTGCAGAGGCTTGCTTTGAGACAGCTTGTTAGGAAGGTTTGAGTATTGGCTCACCGATATGCGAGTCATTGACTGGTCGAACTGCGAGTTTGTGTCGCCCGCGTCCGTGCGGATAAACGCTTCGATGATATCTAGAACCTTCCCATCTAACGTGTATGTGTTGGTTCCGGCAGTCAACGCCTGCGTTGCAAACTCAACAGTCCAAAGGTTAAGCCCTCTGTTCTGCCACTCAAGCATCATTAGATTCAGACTGCGTCTAGCCGTCTTGTAGTCATAGCCACTACGAAGCTCTAAGCCTGCTCTTTCAAACGCCTCTTCCATAGAATCGGCTAGGTCGAGATTAAATGTAAATGTGCCGCTAGTAGCCACCTACTACCTCCGATTCTTTTTTACCTTGCGCTTCTTCGCCTTAGGCTTATTGATTTGTTGCTTCTGTTGCGCCCTGCTTATTGGCATTAACTTTTGCCAAACTTTTGCTTCTGGGACTTTGGTGGGCTTTTCTTGCTGCCGCCCTTGCCAGACCAAAACATCTTGTTTGCCCAGTATGCGGCTGATGTCTTGCCCTTCTTGATGTTCTTTGCGTGACGAGCCTTGAAGCTTTTACGCGCTTCTGCTGAGTAGTTGTGACCCATCTTCTGGTCACCGAAGCGGATTATCTTTACCTTACCCGCATCGCGCACAGCAACGACTCCCTTCTTTGAGGGATGGCTAGGCGTTCTTTTAGGCTTGTTCAGTCCTTGAAGACCGGCCTTCTTCAGCCTGTTCTTCTCCGCGTCCGTCAAGCTCATTTGCGATGCCTCGCTGTTTTCTTGGCAATCTTCTTAGGCTGGCTTGAGTGCTGCTTGCCTTTCTTCGTGTCGGCTCGTTTCTTTCTACTTGTAGCTGCGTACTCCGCATCTGATAGAGCCGCTCTAGCCTTCTTCGGGAGATACCTTTCACCTGTCGCTTTCTTTCCTTGTGTCGATGGTTTGCCTGACTTGGTTCCCCATTCTTGCTTTGTCCACTTCTTCAGCGACTTTTGCGACTTCTTGAGAGGCATTAGTTCTTGTACCCCCCGCCAGCTTCTTTGTAACGCTTCGCTAGCATCTGAGCTTTACGAGCCGACCATTGTCCCGGCTTTCCGCCCTTGCCGCTTGCCTTGATAGAGTTAAACAACCTCTTGCGTAAGGCTGGCTTCGTATAGTTGCCAGCCTCATTTACACGAGACTTCTTCTTTTCAGCCACTAGAAGTGCTTCCTTACCTGCATAACGATAACGTACACATTACCCGAACTGGCACTAACAGTAGAGAACTGGATGTCTCCAGTAACGCCACTACCAGCGTTGTTAGGTATACCCGTGAAGTCAGTGAAATCAAACGTCCTAGCGTCATCTGCCTTTAGCTGCCAAGCCAAGACATCACTAGAAGCGTCAAAGAAGATCTTTACGCCCATCCCTACGGTGGTGTATTGGATCTTTTCAATCGATACCTTGGTGCAAGCCGCGCCCGTAAGGGGGTCAACGGCCAATGCAGAAACATCGATCTTTGTTACTGCCGACTCACCCGTGCCATCACTGACATTTGTGAACCGGAATATCGCAGTACTACCATTGTCTTGAATGGTTTGTGTTGCTACTGCATCAGCCATGACTACCTCCTATTAGGAATCAGCAAACGCTGGAGCATCGGCTCCTTCAGCATAGCCCCAAATGTACCAACTCGTTGAGTCTTTGGCGACGATGTTAATCTCGAAGATGCCAAAGTCAGTGAGAGTCAGCTTGCGATTGGAGTTCCCATCTGAGTAAACAGATGTGTTATCTGCATCTGAATCCAAATGCACAAGACCGCCTTGCAAAAAATTGTCTGTTGATCCGGTGTCGATGATCAGATTCTCTGTTTCTTCAGCCGCGCCACCATAGATAAACTTAAAGCTGATACCCGCCGCAGGCGATGGCAACGTTAAAGTTCTATCAGCAGTGACCGCAGGAACAACAACCAATCGGCTTCCGTGATCGGCAGCAGAGATATTGTGATCAGCGTCTGTCAGCAGCACTGGGGTTGCTTGCAATCCAGAGCTATCTAGAGTGAAGGAGGTGCTTATTTCTCCAGAAGTTGCGTCTTTTGAAACAACCTTAAATCCATTTTCGGAGCGGACGGCTCCATTGAAAGTCGTATTACCCATTGTAATCTCCTGTCTGGGTTAGTCCTTA